TTGCATTACAAATGGTTTTGTTTGTGTTGTTGTTCAGAGAAATGTAGACATACGGCATTTTAGATGTATTACCGCGTGTTATATGGGTCGTGATGCGGACATCACATTCGTTGTCATACCGATACGAGTCTTTCTTCCTCGTGATGAAATCCGCATCCCTTAAAGTGAATTTACTTTCCTCGTTTCCCCAAAATGAAATGTTGTTTTTCCTCATAACAATTCCTCCTATTTGATTGTTTGTTTGAAAACCCTGTTCTTGTTACGTCCGCTTAATGCATTACGAAACTCTTTGTCAGTCATGTAGTGCTGTCTAGCGTTCTTCTGTTTGTTTGCTCGGATGGTTTCGATTTCCTCATCATGAATTGCCTTATACTGGATGTAATCTTCACACTCTGCGTGGCATCCTGCTTGTCTGTTCTCACATCCGTAACACGGACTTTTTGTTCTTCCTGCGGAACGAAACTGTTTCATTTGTGATACCTCTTTGGACGGTCTTCCCAACCAGTCACCTTTCCGTCTTCCAAAATTATTCCGACGTTGTTACGCAGACACCACTTCTGCCACTCGTTCGTTGTCCATTGGATGTTGGCAAGTTCCAAGTCCATACCTAAAACCCCTGACAATTTCTCCTCTTTCATAGTTACCCCTCTCATTCGTTGATAGTTACGTTGATTGTTTCCTGTTTCTTACTCAACTTCTCAAAGTGAGTTCCGAGCGCGTTGTACGTGAAGGTCCATCCGATTTTGGTGATTTCGTCAGCCACAATCTTCAAGTCGTCTTCATCAAACGCCCTAATCTGCGCCCTCAAATCCCTCTCGTGCTGGCTTGCGTATTCAGCCATTTGCAGTTCAGATAATCCGCTCAAATCAATCGCATCCACTTTATTCGACGGTATTTGAGTAATTACATCTAACTGTCTTTTGTAATTAGGGTCGTTGGGTTTCATCGTTTATCCCCCTTTCTCGGCATCCATATGATTAACGCCGTGATTAAAATGATTAAGATAATGGTTATTTCTCTCATGCAACCGCCCCTTAAAATGTGCACATCCAAATTGTTAAGCACACCATAGCGACACTCGTTACTGCCATAAACGCTAGTCCGATATAACTCCATACCGTTACCCTCTCGTATCCCATTCGTCTGCCCCCACTAATTGAAGAATTGTTTTTTCGTCGGGTTGAAAATATTCCATTAAAGTACACACATCGTCGAAACTGAACGACTGGCGCTTTAATTTCAGACTTAACCCTTGCTGCGTAAGCCCAAGCATTTTGGATACGTTCTGCTGCGTCTTACCATTTACTCGCATCTGTCCGTACACCCATGCGGCAAAGTTTTCTCGCAACCGCATTTCTTTTGTAAGGTACGTTTTTGGCATCTTTTTCCTCCTTTGTTGATGTTTTTTTCATGTTTTTGAGCAAAAAATATCTTTCTTATCGTCTTCCGAAATTCGCAAGATGTCACATAAAGTGTACACTTCCGACGCTTTGAACGATATTTTCCCCTTTAGTTTCCTGGCAAACGCTTGCCTGGAAATGCCTAATTTTTCAACTATAAAGCCGATTTTCAGCCCGCTTGCGCTGATATACTCGTTGAGCAAATCAGCGTCGATGCCTACATATAGCGTTTTTTCCACAAAAATTGACCTCCTTCCCACAATATGTATGTTGAATTTTCTTTCAACTGCCCTTTATTATACTCCCCATAATTTTTTTGTCAACAAAAAGTTGAAATATTTTTTCACTTTATGATATAATCCAGTTACGGAGGTGATTGCTATGACCGTAGCGGATAGGATAAGGGAAAAAAGGAAGGAACTAGGGTTGCTCCAAGAAGAACTTGCGGAACGCGCTGGCTACAGAGATAAAACGTCCATTAGTAAACTAGAGAACTCTGGAAACGATATCTCAATGAAACAAGTAAAGCGTTGCGCGTCCGCACTCGGATGTACCACCGCATATTTAATGGGATGGGAAAGGGATGGCGTAGACGTGCAGGAGGTTGAAGAAGAACAGCCCCAAGGTCCTTATTTCTTTAAAGATGACATTCAAAAGGCTATGGACCTTTACGAAAAGTACAAAAGGTCTACTCCTGAGGTTCGGGCTGCTGTTGAGTTACTTCTAAAACCTCGCTAACTTGGTTCTTTACTTCTTCACTTGCTTGCTCAAATAACTCGATAAATTCTTCTCTGCTCATAGATGTGCTCCTTTCATTTATGATGCTATCAAATTTATTGTCCTGAATACAGTATTTTATATCGAACGGGGGTTCTATATGACAAACACAAGAGATTTAATTTTGAAACTTAAAGAAGTCCGTGAGGAAAAGGGTTATTCATATAATGACATCATAAAGATGATGGAACAGAATAACGACTACCTATCTAAAGCAACCCTTTCACGACTGTTCGGTGAGGGTTCAGAGGAAATGTCCTTTAAGTACGAGGAAACGATTAGACCAGTTGCAAACGCTCTTCTCGATATTGATAACATTGAAGAAGACGACACGATGGATACGCAGGCTATGAAATCCTTACTTAAATACAAGAGCAGATACATCGAAGAACTGGAAAACCGTATTAAAGAACTGGAAAGCGCACTAGACAAGCAGAAAATCAAGGCAAGCGAGCGCCTAGATAACGAAAGAAGTCAATGGAGTAAAAGCATTGAGTTCTTAAAAGAGCAAGTTGCTTACAAAGACAAGAGAATGGATTTGCTGCTCGCGTCTGTCCAAGAAAAAGACCAACTTCACAAACAGATGCTCGATAAGTTGCTCTTGTGTTCTGAATGTAAAATGATTAAAAACCATGAAAATTGAAAAAAGAAAAAGTTCTTACCGCGTTCAAAAGATGATTGACGGTAAGCGTTACTCAATTACATACGACCACAAGCCTACAGAACGTGAGGTTATGCGTGATTTGCTAAAACTTTCTGATGCTATTCCTGCAAAGGGAAGTTTTTTAGCCTGTGCAAAATCTTACATCAGTTCAAAGGACAGGGTGATATCTCCGAGTACAATCTGCGGGTATACGTCCATATTAAAGGCGTTGCCCGATGATTTCACGCACATGGATATTGCTAGAATTACGCAAATTGATATCCAAAAAGTAATCAACGATTATGCGGAGAGCCACACCCCAAAGACTGTGCGTAACGTTCACGGCTTTATATCAGCCGTTTTAAGGCAGTTTAGACCTGACATGGTGATTTACACCACCCTTCCTCAAAAAACGCCAAATGAGGGCTATATGCCGTCAGAAAACGATATAAGAATGATACTAGATGCCACAAGTAACAGTCCGTTCTATCATATTCCATTTCAATTAGGTGTTATGGGATTACGTCGTTCAGAAGTGTGCGCCCTTACATTGGACGATATCTGTGGAAATACTTTAACAATAAATAAGGCTCTCGTCAAGGATGTAAATAATAATTGGGTTATCAAACCGACAAAAACGGCTGCTGGTACTCGTGAAATTTATATTCCCGACAGTCTTGTGTGTGAAATTATGGAGTACGGAAAGATTTTTGACGGAAATCCGACCACTCTGTTGTATGGACTCAACAAACTACAAGACAAACTCGGTCTTCAAAGATTTAGATTTCACGACCTCCGACACTTCTTTGCGTCTTATGCACACTCAAAGGGAATGAGTGACGCAGACATCCTTGCATCGGGCGGCTGGAAGTCCGATTATACCATGAAGTCAATTTATCGGCATGAAATGAACGCGAAAACCGCGCAAAAGCAACTGTTTGATGGCATAATTCTTGGTGCAAATCGTGGTGCAATTTAATACAATCAGGTGTTATAAATGCGATAAAGTCGTTGTTGAAAAATCTTCGCCGAGAGAAAAGAAAAAACCCTTGAAAGCCTGTAAATAAGCCACTTTCAAGGGTCTTTCTTATGTGCGGAAGATGGGACTTGAACCCATTTTTAGACCGCCAAACAGCGCATAAATACTACGTTTTCAGAAATCGTGGTGCAATCTTGGTGCAATCAACTCTCCTTATACATAGCCTGTAAGGACTTAACTTCTAATGCCTTCTCAATCTGCTGTTTGTGGAGGTAGTCGTAAACTGCAAGCATATCTGCGGGCGGTTCACCATGCTCCTCACGGTATCTCTTTATCATTTCCGTTACTCTGTTGTGCAGGATTGTCCTGTGGTCCATTTCCTGCATGGAAAGACTGTATAAATCTCTTGATAAATCGGGATATTCGTCCTTGTACTCCAACGCCATCTTCGCGTACTTTTTTGCGTCGCAGATTTCTTCTGATATCTGCTCGCTTAATATCTTGATTATCTTCATGCTTTCCACCTCACAGAACTGCTGCTCTCGGTGTATATGTTCCTAACTGACCCAAGATATACTGGGACTGCTCTGCGTTAGAGATAGCCGTGTACTGCTGATTGAGTTTGGTTTGAGCATCAATCAGCCTATCGTTGAGCAGCGTAGTCTTGATGTCGCAGCAACACTTATCTAACTGAAATCCAAGGTTTGCAATATTCTGATTTACAGATGCAAAGCCTGTCTGAATTGAACTAGATACCTGATTAAAGCCCTGGATTGCGTTGATAAGGTCTGAATTTGCCTGCTGCATCATAGCCATGTTCTGTCCCGAAATCAGTTGAGCAGTTTCGTAGTTGTTGTTGGCGCTAGACAGAAGTGCAGAATTAAGAGAGTTCTGTACGCTCTGATTGTTAATAGCAGCATTTACGTCTGCGATTGTAGCAAAACCAGTAGCCGCAGCGTTACCGCCAAAGCCAAAACCACCGCCACCAAACAGGACTGCGATGATAAGGAAGGCAAAAATCCATCCACCACTAAATGTGTCGTTCATAGTTCTACTCCTTTCTTAATTGATTATATTAGAATTTGCAAATCCTCTAATTTGCTCTGCTAACTGTTCCATATTTACGTTGTTTCGCTGGCACAGTTCTCTCGCAGTTCCCTCAAGGTCATCAAAATTCATTCCCTGTAATTTTGGATTTGTGTTCGCAAGGTTTTTAAGAAATGTTTGCGGGCTTTCTCCACGCATCATAGCCCCCATAGCCTGTCGCATCATTGGGTTAGTTAAAATGTTCATAGACGCTCCTCTCATTGTTGTCATAGTAGCAATCGCCAGAATTGATAATGTCGAAAAGTACCTCTACCACTACAATCACGTATTCTAGCGGTATGTCTTGGATTTTCTCGTTCTCGAATAGTTTTTTGCACAATTCTTTCATATCCATAATCTAATAATAGACATAAAAAAAGATGCCTGCCATGCACTTAAAGTGCACAGCAAGCACCTGATTAGTTCAGCCTGGCAATCTTTTGATTTACCTTGCGACTGATTTTCTTAATGCCCTCAACGGACATATCCAGTTTTTCCGCTATTTCTTCTAGCGGGATGCCCTGACTTCTCATTTCAAAAACAGGGACTTCATGTCGAACAAAATTACAGTTCTCTCTGTAAAAATTCAGTTCGGGTTTGGTGAAATCAGAAATAATCATATGACCCCCTTCGCTCCCCGACAGTATAATACCATCGGGGATATGAAGAGGGTAGTTTTATCTGTTGTACCCGTTCGGCAAACCTAACACTACTTGAGCATACCGTTTAACAGCATGTTCAGCAAAAATCCAATGATGCCTGTAATTATGCAGGCTACAACTGTTTCCCAGCGTTTCGCTGGACGGGACTCAATCTCGCTGAGTTTCGCCCCCTGCTTTTGCAACTCGTTTGACATGGTTTCCATGTTTACAGCAAGAACCTTAACAGAAGATACCAACTCATTGATTTGAGCCTGTCCTGTTTCCAATACAGTTAAGCGGTGGTTTTGGCGGTCATTCTCCTCGTCTATTCTTTTTGCAAATTCTTCGTGTACCGCTCTTGTCACAAAATCGTCCATGTTAGCCCCCTTATTTACCCCACTTTCCTTTATTCTTACCTCTAGTAAGTATGTGAGGAATACTCTTTGGTTCTGCTCCATCCTTTCCTAACGCAAGCATACCCCATAATCTGTTTACTTCCTGCTCGCTCATGCCCTGCTCGTTGAAGTAATCGACGAGTTCGTCCTGACTGATGCCGCCACTCTTGTCGGTATCAAGCAGTTTCGTTTGGTTCACAAACCAATTCATATCAACGCTCTCATTATTTGTATCGGCATATTTGACAGCGTGTGCATACTGCGAATAGTTAGTAACACCCATGCCTTTGAGTTTCGGGAGTTCACCTTCGACCTTTCCCCAACTGTCACCAGCATAGTTCTTAATATTGCTGTAATCCTTTGCGTCTATTCCGAGCACTTTTGCAGGCTCTTCGTAGGGCTTGACTGCCTCTTGCTGCTTTGCAGCCTCCGCAATCTGCTGATTAGCAACCTCTGTGTTCCCCTCAAGCACATTGTTTACAATGTCTTTAAACGCATTAGAGTTTGAGTTTAAGCCAGTTTCTTCTTTAATCTGTTTCTTGATAGCCTTTTCTTTGTAGTATTCTACTGCTCCTGCAACGCCACCATTTACAAATGCGTCGTAATCGTCGCCTGCTACAGACGGGTCATACGGTGCTTTACCAATCTTGTCGTCAAGAGTACGCAGGCTTGTAAGGATTGACTTCTGCTGTGCTGGCGGAAGTTGCTTAAACCAGTCTTCATTTGCAAGAGCAGTTCTAATCTGATTATCAGCCTGACCCGAACGCACCCTATAGTCTGCCATCTGTTCGGGGTTGAGTTTTTCTCCATTCACCCTAACAGTAGACTTCCAAGGAGCAAATACGTTACTGTCCATGATAGGCTTGTTTGTCTGCGTCTTCTCGTCAAATACTTCCGCGTTATAGACCCCTCTCGACATCTTATCCGCATCTGTTTCTACTATATTATCAAAGTAAGACGGTGATAATGTCTGATACAAAAGGTTTCCGAGCACAGGAAGTACACCGTTACTCTCAAACGGACTGTTCTGCTCTGTTTCTCCGCGGGCATTGATGTACGGCTGATTGATATAGGAAAGCCCAGGGATTTTGTTTAAAACTCTGCGCCCTGTTCTTTCAAACTCGCCCAAGAAGTTGCTGTCTGTGATTGTATCCGTAGAACGCCTTGTCGGGTCTACAGTTCTAGCAATCTGACCTAATACAGTAGGAACACCTTGCGACAAGAAGTTTGTTGCTGCACCCGAAAGAAGTGCGCCAGCAACGCCGCCACCTTTACCAAGAGCATCGTTATCCTCGTTTCTAAACTGTCTAGCAGCGCTTTCTAAAGAGTCACGAGCGCCCTGCATCATAGATGTTTCGACCATAGGGTCTAATAAAGCATTGATAGTACCTACTGCTTGGTCAATGTTTTCCATCCAGGATTTACTGGAAATTCCATTCTGTTCTGTAATTTTCTGCCACTCTGCACCGACAAGCAAAGGCATGGATGCAGGCGCACCCCAATCCAAAGTGTAGGAATTTCCGTTTACGTTTAAAGCGTAGTTCTGCTTGCCCTCTAACTGGTCCTGATACTTCTCTCCGCCCTTGCTGGAATGAAGGACACCTTTTTCTGCAAGCCAGTAGCCGAGAACAGCAAGTGCACTACCAGTAAGTGTTTTAGACCAACTGTCAATTACATCTGATGCTGTAATTCTTTTGACTGTTTTCGTTCCTTTTCCAAAGATTTTGTTACGCTCGTATGTTTCTGCTTTATTTCCTTTTCTCTTTCCGCTGTTCTCATACCACAACTGCGCGGAGTCTTTGAAGGACTTAATTGCTCCAAACGGGCTGTACTCAAATCCACTTTTTAAAATGTTTGCTGGCGTTTTCTTGAACGGGAATGTTCCCTCGATAGCAACGCCAATAGGACCAGGCGCGTTTTGCGACATTTTATTAAGCCATGATGCTACTGCATTATCCTCATGGAATGTAGCATAATCCGCTTGGTCAACAGCATAGAGCCTTGCCTTATCAAGAAAATCCATAGTTTTCTTGAGTTCGTCCATTTCAGCACGTTCAGCATCCGTAAGCATCCTGTGCCTTGCCTCTGCCTTTAAATTGTTGTATCTAGGCTCTGCGTCAAATGCAGACGCGTCATATCCGTTTGCCTTTAAGTATCCAGCAAGAGAGGTCGAGTATTTACGAAGAACAGCACTTGTGTCGCTAATGCCTGCATCAGTAAGTTTCTCGTACAACTGCATAATCTTTGAGTCAAAAACTGACTTCTGCGACTTAATCTTATCTCTTGTGCTCTTTTCGTATTTCGAGTTCTGACCCGAAATCTCTGACCACATATTCTGCTGACCATCATTCCTAGATGCAGAAATAAGTTTAGCGTCATTATTTTTTAAGGTGCTTTCGCTCTTTGCATTAAGGTTTTTCCCTGTCTTAATAAGGTCCGCGATTGGTTTGGGCGCATCTTCAATATTTACATCGTCCAAATTATTAACGCCCAGCGCCATTTTCGCAAGATTAAGTGCTTTATTTCCTGCAGATTTCTGCGCTGTGCTTACTGTTGACTCAAGGAAACCAAGCGGATTAAGAACAGATTTTGTACGGTCAATACCGCTAATGTTATGCTTTCTACCAAACTCGGTATTGCCAATAGCCTTGCCAGTCTTATCAATTCCAGCCTCAAGCATCGCAGACAGGTTGTTTGAAAAGCCAGTAATAATATTGAACATAGTATTACCAACTCTGTTACGAACCATCGTCTTTGTGTTTCCAAGCATAGCAAGGTAACGCCATGCCTCAAACTTCTCAAAGCCTGATGCCTTACCTACTGTTTCGTTTGCAATAAGTTTGTAGGCTGCTAATTTCGCCTCCACGCCCTCTTTTGAATTGACACCTACATATTCAGCATACCTAAACAGTTCGTTTACGGTTTTCTGCGTTTCTGCTTTAATTCCAAAAGAGCCTGTGGCTATTTTTTGATTAAGAGCGTCAGCAATATCATCTACTTTTGCTCCGTCCTTAATCAAACTTGCAAGATAATTTACATCATCCTCTGTAAAATCTCCGACACTTGCAAACTCTCGCTCAAGCGTATTGCGGACTTGTTCTTTGATTTCATCAAGCGTAAATTCGGGTGCAGCCGCTGCCTCTGGTCTATCCAAAAGGCTATTAAGAGCGCCCATAAGCCTCTGATTAAGTGGTCTGTTCGGCTCAATGCTCTCGTCAAGCGTATACCAATGCCCCGTTTCCATACGGTGCTCAATTTCATCTACAATCTGCCAAATAGGAATGTCGGTATTTTCAGCAAGGTATGTAAGGTATTCGATATCGTCCTCGTTGAAACTATCGCGGATACTACCGTATTCTTTCTCTAATTCCGCGATTACACCTTTTCTAATCTCTTCATGCGATTTAGGCTTGGTTTCAGAGTATCTCTGCTTTGTATCGTCGCCCATCTTGGCAAGAGCCTTTGCAATCCTGCTGTTGTGCTCTTTAACCTTTTGGTTGTTATTAAGGAACTGCTTAACTCTTTCCGCTCTAATACGCTCACCATTAAGCATAGCGCCATCAGCGGTATCGTTCCATTTTGCAAACGCCTGAATTAACTGACCGCTTTCTGTTCCTGCTTTTCTCAAACGGCTTAACAGCATATTTCTGCTTGCGGTCAATTCCGCTATTCTCTGCGGGTCTGTCGCATCATCAAGTTGGTCCTTGATGTTCTGCGCCATAATCATACATTCGTCTACGTCTTGGAAACTCTTTACTTCTCGTCCATCAGCATATTCTTGAAGAAGTTTCGGGTTGTTTCTTACGTTTTCAGACGCATCCCTAAACGACTTATCGTTGCTCGCACGCTGATAAGCGGCAATTTTGCGAAGTTCGGGATTGGAGTCGAGCAGTTTCTTGTCAATAATGCCAGCATTTACGGCTGACTTTGTAAGAACTCGTGACAGCCCATCCTCAACATATCCCTCACCAGCGGGTAATTCTTCTTCTAAAATAAAGTCGCTTGTGTCGTAATCTGTCGGTGTTTCTGCATGTTCCCTTATATCGGCACTTGCGCGACGTATTCCAGTATCGTTAAGCGCAACTCTAGAAGTAGGCTCTTCCATTTCAATGATGTTAGACGCATCTTCTCCTCTGCCCCTCAACAATTCCACGGCTCTTGCCTGCAACTCCTGTAATTCGTCATATACTTTCTGCCGTTTATTCTTGTTCTTCTTCGGGATTTTGTTCAGTTGAGCACGCTTTTTCTCTATTTCAGAGGTCAGTTCAGCAAGTTGAGCCTTCCTATCTACTGGCGCACTTTCCCCTGCTGTTCTAGGAACTCCAACGAAGTTCCCGTTATCAAACAAATCGGGATACTTCTGCTGCATATACTCGTCAATATCCCACATCCTCTGCGTTATTTGCAGAGCCTCGTCAGGGGATGCCCCCGACGCAAGCCTGTTGTTTAATTGCTGTTTCTGATTTACATAGTCGTTAATCTCCTGCAATTCTGCCTGCGTATAGGATGTTGCTCCTTGCGTATTAGACACCTCTGCGGGCGCACTTTGAGCCTTCGTCATGTCGTCAATGGCACGTAATGCGTCTTCTTCTGTATCATAATACTTACCATTTTCGGCAAAGTCTTCTGTCCCGTCAGGCTTTGTTTCAACAATGAGGAACTTCTCTTTGCCGTCATTTCCGATAATGGAGTCAACGTCGTATGTACTTGGTTCAGACTTCGGAGAAATTACATCCTGGGCTGGAATTTTTCCTTCGTTTTTCGCAAGCCCGCTATTTATGGGCGTTTCAGCGACCTCTTCTTTCGGAGGAATTACAGTAGGCTTTGTAATTTTCTCTTTTGCCTCGTTCTTGGCAGCCTGTTCAGCGGCAGAAATTACATCCTCTGGTGTAATTTGTTCCTGAATAGCCTTTGCCGTTTGCTGCTGCTGCGCCTTTGCATTTTCAAGAACATCAGCACCCTTTCCTTCAATAATGTTTTGGATATTGCTGTTGGGGTTTTTCTTATACGAAACAAAGTCTTTAATTTCAGATTTAAGCCTAGGGAGGTTTCCGAGCGCACTTAACCCACCACCAAAAGCAGCGCCCGACGCAATAGATGTTAATAAGTCAAGCCCTTTGTCTTTTCCGACTTGCGCCCACGCCTCTGCGCTGGACATTCCCTTGCCCTTATAATAATCATGCAGGGTGTTTAATTCGCCCTTTCTGCCATTGAGAACTGTATCAATCAACAGATTTACGCTGTCTTCTACAGCATTTTCAGCGCCTTCTACCAATGCGCCCTTTGCGACTTGACCCGCAGCGGTTACTCCCTTGACGGGTTCAAGCGCTTTGTCCAGTCCAACCTTGTTTGCAACAGCAGAGTTCGCGCCAGTAAGAAGTGCTTGCCAACCAGCACGTCTATTATCAACGCCTCTCTCCTCTGAATTAACCAAAGACCTAGCGGCAGCCTCCGCACCAAGAGCAGCCGTTCCAGCAACAGGAATACCCTTTGCAAGCATCATATCTGCAAGTCCAGTCCCTGCATTATACGCAATTTTGCCGCCAGTACCTAGTTTATCTGATACAATAGTCTTGATTGCCTCTCTTGAGCGCGTTCCAACAAGGTCATCAACCTCAGGTTCTGCTCCTAAAATACGAGAAGTTGTTCCTGCCACACCCTCAATCATAGATTGCGGGAGATATGTTGCTTGAACAGCAGTCGCTAAAACAGGATGGTTTTCGGCAACATCTATATTACTCTGTAATTCCTGTGCGGACTGCCTGTTCCATTCAGCATTACTATAGTCTTTCCATTTTTCTTCAAACTGTTTTTCAGACCATCCGTACTTCTTCATCATATCTTTTTTGATATTCTCGTGGTGCGGTGTTTCGGTCTGTGTAGCCTCATCCCAATCAGGGACATCAGGGAAGTTGTAACGATAATCAAAGTATTCAGCAAACTCCTTGTCGTAAGGCTGCTCGTTTCTAGGTGTTGCAGATACTTTCTGCTGTTTTGCAACAGGCTCGTTTCTATAACGAGTAGCGGGACGCGTAGCCTGACTTGCCTTCATGTTGCTTAAATCTTGCAAAGTCATGTTTGCCATGCTTGGCTTTGCCAGCAGGGGGCTTTGCGAAGACGCGTTGACAGGAAGAACGCCAAAGTCAGTCTGAACCATGACATAGTTAGGGTTATTGTTGACGTTGTTGATGTTTTGGCTGGATGTCTTTAATTCGGGAACTCTTGAATTGTTGTATTCATTAACTAATTCCGCTCTCTTCTTCTGTGCCTCTTTTATGCGATAATCAGCGACAGCCTTTGCGCGGTCCTCTTTATAATGACCTGATTTAAGGCTCTCCAAAGAAGACGCAGAATAGGCATCAGAAGGAGCGGCATAGTTGATTGAAGGTACTTTATTTTCTTCGTTCTTTTTCTTACGTGGCATATTAACCCCTATCTTTTAAGAAGATTTGCTAAAGCCTGAATGTAATACTGTGTTCTGTCGTTAGGATTGAACGATGCCTCCAAATAATTAGCAACATCGTTATTTGTTTCTAATTCGAGTTGTCCTAACGGAGTATTAAACGAATTGTAATAGTTTGGAATGTACTGATTGTCGCCTGGCAAAAACGCTCCTGCAAAATAGTGTGCGTCTGTCGGTGCTCCGTACTCCCCTGCTTGAAGTAAAGTGTCACCAAGGTTTACCCTGCTGTAATCCATAGACCAAGGCTGACCGCTACCGTTGATGTAGTAATCACTCGTCCTTTCGAGGTTTGGAGTGAACCCCGCAAATGCTGTATCTCCGTCATGTCCATAGTCAAAGTCGCCTAACGGAGTGTTGATGTTGTTCTCATAATAACCACTATCGACAGGCAGCGTGTTATCAATACCTACGCCGTATCTGTTCTTCCAACGGCTATCGGGAACTACTTCATCGGGAACACGGTCTTTCGTCACAAAACCAAGTCTGTCGCCACCACGATTGCTTGCAGTTACCGTGTTGTATCCATCACCTTTGTATTGAGCAAGGAGAGGAGCGGTTGGACTTGCGTATGCCTTGTTGTTGTAGGCTGCAAGAAGTTTTGAAACCGCCTCTTCTCTTTCAGACGGAACTCGTGTAGTCTTTTTTGCTACTGTATCTTTTAATTGGGGTTCTCTTGTTCCACCCATCGGACTTTTTTTATAGGTTTTTCCAGTTTCTCTATTCTGCATAACTCTACCTCTGCTGTGCAATCATAGCCAACATTTGTGCCAAATCATTTGTTGTTGTTACAGGGCTGTTCAAAGAGATAGCAGCGCCACCGCCAGGTGTCTGCTGTGCGTTCATAAGAGCCTGTAAAGCGGCGTAATTGGAGTTAGCCGTAGGCATACCAGCCTGCTGAACTGCGACGCCCTGTACGGCGTTATTCGCAGCCGTAGGAGTGTATGCAAAGTTAGCACCGTTTGCGATAGCAGTCTTGAGAAGGTCGAGATAGTTCTGATTTTCTCTCTGCATAAGCGACTGATAATCGGACAGAGCGGAAATCTGATTGTTGGAAAGAGCGTTCTCAAGTTGCATAGCCTGCTGTGCTTTCTGCAAATTGGCATTGGCAACTGCGGAGTTATAAGCCTGCATAGCCTGTGACAGATTAGCACCATAGTTCTGCTCAAGGTCTGCCAAGGACTTGTTAGCCTGTGTGGTGATATTATTACGTGCGTTGCCGTAATTATTCAGCATATTTGCCATCGTGGTTTCTGTTGCGCCACCGCTCAACCCCTGTGCTGACATCTGCTGTGCAAGGTTCTTCTGCGAAAGCATACGATTGATATAAGCCTGCTTTAAGGAGTTCTCTGCATCAGTATTGATGTTTCCACGGGAATAGTTATACTGATTAGCCAACTGGTTCTTGGTTTCGTCTAAATTGCTGCTCAAAGAGCCTAACTGCGAATTGTAAGCACTATTTAAAGCGCTCATTCCACGGTCATATGCAGCCTGTGCTGCCGCTTTCATCTGATTGTAGTAGTCAGAGTAGTCGTTTGCTCTGTATGCCGCTAAAAGAGCGTTATATGCGTCTGCTGTGTTGGATGCACTTGCCGAACTAGAGCCACCGCTTGCTTTCTTTGTTGATGCAGTTGTTCTAGCACCGCTTACACCGCTTGTCGGTATATAAGATGCAGGGTATGCATCTGCCGTAAGGTTGCCGCCTGTGCTACCAAGAACTTTCATCTTGCTTGCAATCTGCTCCGTCGTCGGTTTGAGCGAACTCTTTACTGAACTTCCTGTAGGTCCTGTGTAGTATGCCATCTTTTTACCCCCTTATTTTCCTACCGAGTCCCAATCATCTTTATCAATTATTCCTGTGATTGGGAGGTTTTTGAGTTTCTGATATTGCTTAACAGCACTTTCGGTGTCCTTTCCGAAGATGCCGTCTGCACCGCTTTTACCTATGTCTAAACCGCACGTCACTAAATAGTTTTGCCACGCTTTGACATAATCTCCTGTACTGCCCCTCTTTAATACGGGCTTATCGTCGAACGAAGAGCCATCGTAATCGGGTCTTGCGTATCCGACAATGTTGCTACTTCGTCTTCGTTTCATAACCGCGCCGCCGTTATCATCCGAATTAACCGATGTGTTACCCTCGATTGTTTCTATGTAATTCTCGTTTGACTCAACAACGATGCCGATATGATTGGTCCAGTTATTCGTTCGGTTATATTTAAAGAAAACCAAGTCGCCTGGACTCGGTTTCTTTGTGAAGAACTTCCCCTCTTTCTTGTAGTAGTTCCCCATATTCGCACACGATGCAGTTTTCGGGACTTTCACGCCCGAAGTAGATAGCAACCACCAAATGAAAGTGCAGCACCACGGATACGCTGACCCCGACACAGGCTTGCCGTAAAATGCCGTGTTGTACTTTACGTTATTTGAATTAGGCGGATACTCCGATACACCGATTTCGTCATATGCTTTTCTGATTACATCATTCGCTGTCATCTTCGTCCTCTATATAAACTGTGTTTTCAGCAGCCTTTCCATCAACCCATGCCTCGCAAAATGCGTAGATTGCTGCGGAAAGAATACCGCATACTGTTCCGATAATGATTACTGTCTGATTGCTTGTGTATAAGCCTGCGATACTGGTTGCAATAGAACCTAAAAACGCTGCTACACAAATCCAAAACTTTCTACTCGCTAATTTCTTCTTCCAATCCATTCTCGTTCTCTCCTGTCTTATGCTTTATTTTGTGTACCGTTATAATCATGGTGTTTACTGTTTCTACTAAACCACTACCAACAACGCAAGGGATAAGGGTATCGTACTGCCACCCGTTGACGGTGTATATAACAACTGTGGCAATAATAAAGGCGGCTAAAAAGCCACCCACAATTATCAACACCTTATCTAGTGTCCTCATCTTCCTCATCCTCTCTTTCGTACCATTTTTCGTACACCACCGCTTGAACCCAAAAAAGGATAGCGGTAATGATAGCCATGATAATAATGAAAAGTAGTAGTGCCATAGGCGTTGCCCTATACATTAAACTCTGCGTAGTCAACACATCTTGAATTGACTTTGACGGTTGCGGAAGTTGCCTTAATCAGATAGAACCGCACCTTGCCATATGTTGAACCTATCAAACTGTCATTGATAACACCGCTATAAGATATGATGTCTGCGCCTGTTACCGTAGCAACGTCTGTTCCACCGTAATATGCAATCAGCACATAATACTTGCCGACCGTAGCCGAAAAAGATGCGTCATCACGATAGCCGATATTCTCACCGAAAGAAATGCTCTCGATATTCACGCCCCCCAACTCACCGAAATTAAGTTCTGCTTTTGCCATGATGTTTCTCCTTTAACAATAAGTAACC